CGGATAACCGTTCCTTGAATTTCTTCCATTGTTCATTGCCGGACGTGCCGTAATAGGTGTTCGTATCGTCGCCCATCCACGGACGCGGACACCATTTCCCCGTAACGTCATAATGCCGCACGACGTTTTCAAGCGGGACGTTGTATTTCTGCATCAGCATTTGTGTGAATACAACGAGGTTGTCCACGATCTCCGGCGGGAAATACCAATCTGCGGGCGCTGCGGAACGTGCCGTAGATTTGTCCAGCTTGTACGGGCGGACTTCAATGCCGATACTGTTTTCATTCCTGCATCGCGGGTGAACGTATGCGCCGGATGTGCCGCAATGCCAAGCAATATTGTTGTTCTCGACGCACTGATAGACCGTGCTTCCTTCGTCTAAGCAGTAATGCGCGGATGCCTGAATGCCCGGCGTATTGAAATAGTTTGCAACCGCCGCCGCCGTACCGAGCGAACCGAAATAATGAATCACAATGTATTCAATTTTCCGTCGCCCCGTGCATCGCCTGAAATTGCGGCTGATAAGCCGCTGTTCAACTGTCAGGGGCATTATTGTGCCCCCTTGCTTTCTACTGCGTCGCTGATCTTCTGCGTCTGCGTGCCGAAGTAGAACGCAATCACGACCGTATAAACGACCATGAATTCCTGGCTGATCTGCTTCGTAACGGCTAAGTACGCGAATACCGCCGTCAGCGCAAGCGTCACAATGCTTTTGACGCTCAAAAGCGCGCCGATTCGTTTCAGAATGATTTCGTTCATGTGTTTTCCTCCTTTTAACAGTCCCGTTTCAGTGTGGTTTCGTACACGATACCGCCCGCCGTGTTTTCTGCCTTGCTTTTGTTCAGGGCAAAAGACAGCACCGTAGCAGTAGCCGCCTGCAATAACGCTATCAGCGCAGTCAAATACGGCAAGCTGCCCGTATAGTTGTTTGTGACTGCGATATAGCATAAATCCAGCGTTGTCGATGTCGTTTTATAGTCAATCAGCAAAACGCCGTAGCAAAGAAGTTTGCTGAATGACAGATAGCCTCTTACAAACTCCCATGCTGCGGCAAACACTGCTTTGATCTTCATGCGCCGTAGGGCGCGCTTTCTGGTCATTTGCTGCCCCCGTAATCGTGGGACTCCAGAATTTCAAGCCGCTTGTTCGTGCGGGCGCTGTCGCCCTCCAGCTTCACAACACGTTCTGTCATCTTCACAAGCGTTTCGTCCTGTTTTTCCTGCTTGCGCTTAATGTCATCCGTGTTTGCCTTGATATAGCCGATTTCGGTCAGCACCGTCCCGGACTCCTTGCCCGCGTCGGCGCTGTCTTTTTTGCTGTTCCTCGCAAACGCAAGATATGACAGCGCAAACCCCGCAAGCGTTCCAAAAATGCCGATAATCACGCTCCAATTCATAATGCACCCTCCGTTATTGTTCGATGTAGTCAAGCGTCACGGTTTCTTTCCCCGGCAAAATGGGACAACCGCGCACGTGGTAAATCGTTCCGTCAATCAGAACGCCCTCGCCGTCCGCTTCTCCGCAGACGGCATACATACCGGGCGCGGTCAGCCGCACCCATATCAGCGCGTCGCGCTGCGCAATAACCTTGCCGTCCTTTGCGGCGGTGTAGATTGCGCGGGTCATGCCGTGACCTCCTGCCATCCGGCGGGGTGTTCTTCGGGAGTCCATGTGTTGCTGTCAAGCAGCGATTCGTAAAGCACGTCGCCCCAATAGCCGCGTTCACCCTTTGAAAACGCAAGCCCCGCCGTAATGGGTGACGGAATAACCCGCACGCCGTTTTTGTACAGCACGTCTTCCCACAAGTTCGGCGCGGCTTCCGGCGTGTTTTCCGCCGTGTCCCACAAATCGACTGTCGCGCGCTTCAACGCGCCTTTCCAGTTGATGCGCGTGCCGGACTTCACAAGCGCCCCGCCGCCGGTCAGCGTCGGAAACAGTTCTACGGCGGTCGAACCGTCTTTGTTGTCAAGTCCCGCGCCCGCCGCCTTTTCGATCATTGCGCGCAGTTCCCGCGCCCGCTGGACAGTAATCATTCGTCCGCACCTCCTACCAGAATGTCAACGACTTTATCGGCTTCGGCAATCATCAACGCGCCGCTGAATTGCTCCACGGTCGCCGTCGGTTCGATGCCGAGTAGATCATCGTCAGAAAACTTATACACGAAATCTTCAAGGCGTGTTTTCGTTTCCCCGTTTTCTTCTGTGTAGTCAACCGGGACTTTCACACAAAAGCCGCCTGCCTGCGCCCGCTCACACGGGACATAGCACCCGTTTTCATGCAGGCGGACAAAAATAACGTCATCCGAATAACCGATGACGCTGCCGTTCTGTTTGATCTGATACATACGTTATCCCTCCATTTTCGGCGGCTGTCCGAGCCGCGCAGAATAAAACGCCGTCAGCTTCGGCGTGGGCATTGTGCGCAAGAGGTTTTTCCAGTAATAATTATCAGCGTCCGGGAAGCGTTCGGCGGTAAAATCCGCCGCCGCATCGCCCTTGCCGCTGATATAGAATCGGTACAGCTTGTCAAGCAGCTTTTGCCGGTATGCGCCCTCCGGCGTGTCTTGTCTGAAATGTTCCCAGCCGTCCTCGCTGGTCACGGCGCAGATACCGCGCCCGTCCGGGGCGTGAAGGAATCCGCCGTTTTCCGTTACCTTTGTGCCGTGGCGAAGGTTGAAATAGCCGCCGATTCCGCTGCCCTTATACCGTTTGTAAGTGATGTAGTCCATACGTACCTCCCGGAAACAGTTGATTGTACTGCCGCAATACCTTTTGTACGGCAAAGTAGGAGTGAAATTTTCTCATGTGACCGAGCCATGATGTGACGGAAGCTGCTACGTCCGCCGCTGCCATCCTGCCCCGGTCTACCCATCTTCGGAAAATCTTCAATTTCTGCATCATGTGCCGAACGCCCTGATACGTCGCTTTGCGGACGATCTTGCCGGTTCTTCCGTATCGGAAACGGACTTTTACAAAAGAGAATCCGCGCGTCAATTTGATAATCTGTGTTTTCTTTTCGTTCAGGCGGATACCGTGCGCGGCGCAGAGCCGCCGCAAATGATGCAGGCAGTTTTCGAGCCGCTTCTTTGAACGGTCGATAATGCAACCGTCATCCATGTATCGGACGTACTGTTTCATGCGCAGAACGTCTTTTATGAAATGATCGATCTTGTTCGGCAAGGCAAGCGCGGCAATCTGTGAAACCTGACTGCCAAGCCCTAACCCCACGTCCCCGAAGTTGGAAATAAAATATTCCGACAAGCGGACGAGGTTTCCGTCGATTCCGCTGCGCCGGAATTGTTCAAATATCGGTTCGTGATGCGCTGTGTCAAAATACTTTGAGAAATCGAAAATCAGGGCATAGCCCTCGTTTCCGTACCGGCGGTAATGATCTGCAAGAAACCGCGTCACGCGGGATACGGCGAAGTCATAGCCTTTTCCGGGCAGGCTTGCGCCATTGTCGTAGATAAACGACTTTGATAATGCAGGGACGAGGCAGTAATCGCATAAGCAGCGCTGTACGACACGTTCGGAAATGTGAACGCTTCGGATGTGGCGCGGCTTGCCCCGTTCTACAAGATCAAATTCGTAAAATCCACGCGACCGATATTTTCCGGTCAGTAATTCTTCCTGCGTCTTTGCGATGTGGGCGAGGGCAGACGATTTATAACGCTGTGTGCTTGCTTTCCACCCAACGCCCTTGATAGACGCGCGGTATGATGCGTAAAGATGGTCAAAAGAAAACACCGCGCCGAAATCCCCGAATTCTTTCAACGCTTTTGCTTTCTTTTCTATGCGCGCGGCTTTGCGCCGCTGATACCGCGCTTCGTGCCTTTCTGTGCTGTTCATGGGAAAATGATACCTCGTACATTTCTTTCTTGTCGCGCTGTCTAAAATGCGTAACGGCGTAGCCATGAAAACGCGGGGAACGCGCGCCCCGCGTCCATGCAAGTAGCGTCCGGCTTTCCGTATCGTGGTATATGTTTGTCCGGCGGCGGATGCCGTCAGAGGGGTTATATTCCCCTTTTGTATAGGGACTGCTTTTGCCTGTCGGCTAATCGGTCTGCCCTATGTCCATACAAAATCCGGGGGCAAAGCCATTCGAGTAGTTCGCGTTGTTGTTGTTGACCGTGCCGTCAGTATTCACATTCACGAAATTCATGGAATTGCTGGCATTCGGGGAACGGAGCCACCAATTAACGGCTGTACGGAATATAACCCAAATCATGCAGGGCGGCGCGCTATCGCGCTTTGTCGCTCCGCTTGATCTTTGATATTTGTGCGAGTTCGTCGGTTATCAGCTTGACCCATTCTTTCAGGACGTTCGACGGCAATTTTTCATGGTTGACATTCATATACGCAAGGTCAAGCACGTCCAGCATGGAATTGTAATAGCCTTGCGCCCGTTCGTACAATTCCTTGCGGTTCTGCTTGTCTGCGTCGTTGTGAATGTAAATCAGATTTGCCGTCTTGATAAGCCGGTACGCCTCGCGCGCCGCATTGTAAAGCGGCAGCGAGAAATAGAACGTGTAGCTTTTCGGTAAGATTCTGACGCGGTTGTACGTGAAAACGTAGATTTCGCGGGCGAGGTTGATATACTCCGCCGGGCTTTCTCCGCGTCGTGACTTCGGTACTGACATTTCGTGACCTCCTGCCGCCTGTGCGCCCATTGAGGGCGCAAGGCTTGAATTCCGAATTATACACAAAAGCCGGGGGCAAAGCCACCCGAGTAGTACGCGTTGCTGGAGTTGACCGTGCCGTCAGTACCCACACGCACGAAATACACGGAATAGCTGGCAAACGGGGAACGGAGCCACCAACGAACGGCTGTACTTGTCGCGCTGTGATTGTATTTGACCTTGCTGTTTCCGGCGCTGTAATACGAATACTGCGCCTGTTTGCTGGCTTCGTTGCTGTTTGCGTAAGTGGTAGACCCGAATACTTCGTATTCCGATAACAGGAAAAAGTAATCTGTGGTCGCCGTCACCGCGCTTGCGGCGCTGCTGTTGCCTGTGTTGTTTGTGTACTTCGTCACGGATTTCAGCACCGCGCGGAGCGCTGCCGGGATGACCGCAATGATCGTGCCGGAATAGCTTGACAGGCTTGTACCGCAAATTGCCGTTCGCATATTTGACGATGCCCAACCGCCGGAGTTTGAGTTGCTGGTATTCATGCGGAATCCGCCGCCGGTATTTTTGTAATAGCTGTCGCATAGCGCAACGTCTGTGCCGCCGGACAGCGCCGTTTTGCCTAACTGGAAATGAATGCGGTTTGTTCCTTCGACGCTGGAATTGTGATTGAATCCGATGATGAACACATACGTCGTGGCGTTGGATAATGTCAACGCGCCGACTGTGCCGTTCAGCGTGACCGCCTTGCGGTCGCCAATGCTCCAATAGGACGCGCCCTGTCCTGCATCAGATACGGACTTGATGACGCGCCATTCGTTATTATTCAGCGTAGACGAAACAAAAGAGAGGGTCAGCGCGTACGTGGTCGTGCTGGATACGACGTTGACCGTGCCGCTGACGCTCTGCCCGCTCTTTGTGGCGACGATTGTATATGTACCCGTTTCCGTTACGGTAAATACCGCCGTCCCCGTGCTGGTCTTTGTCTGGACTGTTACGCCGTCTTTTTTCAACGCGACGGATGCGCCGGAATCGACCGTTACCGTGATCGTCGCGCTAAAGAACGTCAGAGACACGGCGTAGCTGTCTTTTACGGACACGCTCTGCGTGTTGGAAGTCTGTCCGTTTAGCGTTGCCGACACGCTCCACGTACCCGCCTCCGGCAGTTTCAGAACGCAAGAGCCGCCCGCCGCCGTGCCTGTGACGGTCTTGCCGCTTTTCGTCGCGGTTACTGCCGCGCCGGATGTAACAGAAACGACGAGGGATAATTCCACCCCCGCCGCCGATAATGCGTTTGTTTTTCCGATCATGTTTTACACCGCCTTAATGCACAAAATAGATTGCAGCGTGATCGCCGCCGCCGGTTTCGACGCGGCGTAGATTTTGACCGTACCGCTGCCGGACAGCGCGACGGGCGCGTAGATGCCGGATGCGGCTTCCGTTGCCCCGAACGTAACCTCCGGCACGTGGCTTGCGGTCACGCCCGTCAGCGCCAGTGTCGCCGCGTACGGGTATGCTGCATACGTGCTGTCGCTGCTCCACGCGGACGCTGCAACGCTGACATTCTGGAAAATAAGCGCCTGCGCATACCCGCTGTGTGAATGGCTGGCAGCGGCAAAATCTCCCGGCTTTTTGCCGCTGTCTTTCTGCTTGCCGGTCGTGCCGTCGAACGCGACGAGGTTGCCGGAAACCGGGGACGAAACCTTTTCGACGTACCCGCTGTGCGTGTGGCTGACAGCGGCAAAATCTCCCGGCTTTTTGCCGCTGTCTTTCTGCTTGCCGGTCGTGCCGTCGAACGCGACGAGGTTGCCGGAAACCGGGGACGAAACCTTTTCGACGTACCCGCTGTGCGTGTGGCTGACAGCGGCAAAATCTCCCGGCTTTTTGCCGCTGTCTTTCTGCTTGCCGGTCGTGCCGTCGAACGCGACGAGGTTGCCGGAAACCGGGGATGCGACCTTTTCCGTTTTTCCGTTGTTCAGGGCTGTAATGTTGTCCTGCATTGCTTTCTGATCTGCCGCCGTGAAATATCTGCCGATAACGTCGCCCGCAGACCACGCCCGCGCGGTCGTGCCGTCCTGCCCGCGTACAACGGTCAGCACGTTCCCGCTCTTTGCGGTCATCAGCACAGTTTCCGCCGTAGACCCGTCTGCACCGATTGTCAGCAAGTTCGGCGCATCCGGCAGCATTGTCCCGTTAACGACGTTTACGGTCGTTCCCGCCGCCGTCAGCGCGCCGGACAGGGACGTTTCCGGCGTGTTCGCCTGTGGCGGGTACATTTTTGCAAGTTCTGCCATTGCGTAACCTCCCGTTTTAGTAATCGCCGCCGCCGCGCGAATTGCAGAACGTCTGCATGAATACCGCGCCGACAATGCGGCTCATGGAATTCGGTAAAATCTGAATCGTATGCCATGCGTTGCGCTGAATCTTTCCGCTGCCGTCCGTTTTCAGGTACTCGACAATATCCAGATTGTCATACGATGCCGGGGCAGGGATTTCCACGCCGTCAACCTTGATCGTTGCCGAAGATGCCCGCGCGCCCTCATAGATGCCGAATTCGATTTTGTGTGTATGATCTTGAACCGTGTGCGTGTGCGCCTTTACCGTGTGCGTATGGGCGCTGACTCTATGCGTATGCGCGCTGACTCTATGCGTGTGCGAACCGACGGTATGCGTATGCCCCGGATGCGTATGCGCGCCGGACGGCACGAAATTCACGCCGCCGATGATATTGTTGTTGTAGTCTATCAGCGCAAGGCGGTCGCCGCGCGCAAGACCGTGATTGTGATTTTCGCCGCCGCTGCCGCCATTATCCGAAGAATTGATTGTGTTGCTGCTTCGCAGACTTGTTGACGATGACGTTGTTCCGCCGCCGGACGAGGTTGTAGACCCGCCGCCGCTGGATGTGGTCGAACCGCCGCCGGATGACGTTGTTTGTCCGCCGCCGCTGGAGGTTGTCTGCCCGCCACCGCCGCCGATCGCTTTTTCATACGCGCGGAATGCTTCAAACTGGATGTTTAACAGCATTTTGTTGATACGCACGACGGAATCAGAAATATACAGTTTCAGCGTCGCCGGATGCGTTGCGTCGGCGTTGTCCGTGAAATTGTAAATCTGCTGATTCGTCGCGCCCTGCGCATACGTTTCGTTGATGAGGGCGCGGTTTTGCAGTTCCGAAATGCTGCCCGCAATGTCCTTTGACTTGTTGGCTATGGTCACGGTCACGCTTCCGGGGTCGCCCTGCGCGTCGCTTTTCTCCACGCTGACAATGCGCGTGCGGAGGTTGATGCCGTCGGCTTCATCCACGACGCGGACGATCTCGCCGGGGCGGAATTTTGAAAACGTGTCGCCGGTCAGCCTGTGAAGGTCGATTGCGCCAATCTCATAGCTGACATATGGGTTTTTCAGTTCTGCAAGCATCTGTTCCGCGTAGCCCTTGAGGTTTTCCGCGACTTCATACCGGCTGTCTACAAGGATGGTTGAACATAGCCCGTACTGCTGAATGCTCATTGCATCCTCGACATACGGCTTGCCGCCGTTCACGCCCGCAATGGTCAACTGATTCACGCCCTCGCCGTAACCGAGGGCATAAATGCGGTTTGCGATGCCGGATGCGTCCACGGTCTTTTTCATCGAGGTCATGTTCTTCGCGTATCGGACTTCGCTTTTCATCGTGTCCGACGGCGCTACAAGCGAAATCGTCCACGGGTAAACAGTCGTGTCCCATGTCCACATATATTCGCTGTCAAAGCATTCCGGCACGGCGAACAGCGCCGCAAGCAGCGTTGAATTTTCCCAGTTGTACTCGAAATACCGCTTGAAATCGCAATCGCCCAAAACCCAGTTGCGCGTTGTCTGCCGCGCAAGCACGTAGTTCAGCACGTCGGCGGTCTTGATGCCGCCCCCGCCGTATTGATGGTACTGAAACAGCACGTCGGACAGGAGCGTAGCAAGGACGTGTTCGCAGTCATAGAACCGCGTCGCGCCGTTGCTGCGCTCCAAATCTTCCCCGATGATGCGAAACAGGTCAATTCTTTCGTCGCCGTCAAAGATTTCAACGAAATTCAACGGCTGGCAATAGGCGTTCTTGTCATCGTCCGCCGGAAGCGTAAACGTCGCCGTCCATAACGAATTGATTTCCAGCGAATAGCCGACGGAAACGGCGTTGTCAAGGAACGCAAGGCGCTTCATATTGCGGTCAAAAATCTGTGGGACTTTCATTATAGCCACCTGTCTTTCCACAAAACTTTAATGTCCGCCGTCGTGCCGCCCTCTACGATAATGTCGTTTTCGCCCGGTTTCAGCTTGAAAAATTCGCTGTCATCGCTCAGAAGGTCAATGACATTCGCACCGTTCAGCGTGATCGTCATGTGTCCTGTGTCAATAATCAGTTCGTCACCGGCTGTCATGGTCAGACCGGGGAATTGCATCGTAATCGAACCGTACGTTGAAACGCCTGTTGCGGTCGCCGTCGCTACGGCTTCCGCCATCGCGTCAAAGAACAGTATGCGGATGTAATCACCCACGCTGGATGATTCTGCTTCTGCAATGGCAGACGGCAGCACGACGCGGATAATCACGCCGCGCGCTTCTGCAACCGCTTCGACCGCTCCGTTCAAATGCCGGATGATCTTGACCGCCGCTGACGCATCCGTTTCCGCGTTCGCCGTCGCAAGCCATTCAAAGACGATGGACGATGAACGGTTAAACGATGTTCTGTTGTATGCAGAGCGGTTAAACATGGTCTTGCCCCCTTATGACAGCGTACAGACGATTGCCCCCGTCGAAACCGTGATTGCGTCGCCGCTCAACACATTCTTGCTGCGCGAAAACGAGCCGTACCAAAGCAGATTGCCGCTTGACTGTGCATCGTAGATGCCCCAATACGCGACCGTGCCGAGGTCTGCGGTCATCGTGCCGAAATCGACGGCAGCGCTGTTTGTGACCTGTTCTTTGCCGGACACAAGCGACGGCGTACCGAACGTGATGATCTTGCGGGCGTATCCGCCGCCGCTGACTTCCGTGCCGTTTCCGCTTGCCGTCGGGTCAGTCAGAAACAATGCAAGGTAGTACGTGCCGCTGCGCAAGGATGTGTTCAGTAGACTTGTCGCGTGGACGTTTGATAATGCGCTCATGTTGAAATACCTCCGTTCTTTAATTCACCTTTAACCGCGTAACGGTCAAATTCGTAATTGTGCCGCGCGCTGTAATGTAAATCAGCCCGTCGGTTTCCTGCGTGCCTTTTACGTTAATCGTGACCGTATCCGGCAGGGAAACGGACTGCACGGCTTTCTGGTTGTAGCCGATGGATTCCGCGAACGGCTCACACAAAAACGTAACGCTGCAATGCCCGGTAACGGCAATCTGTTCAATGCCGATGCCGTCAATGACCTTTGCGCTGTACGCCTTTTCTGGTTCGTCATCGAAAATAAGCAGACCGTCGCCGGAGAGCCATTCCGCGACGGCACGCGCCGTCTGCCGAACGCCCGCGTATGCGTTGCCCGCTCCAACAAAAGCGACTGTGCATGAAATCTGCCGGTTGTCGTAGCCGTCTGCAATGTCATACGTGCCGGACTTGCCCGGAATCTTGTATTGCGTGATTCGTTTTGCCGGAAGCAGCGTCCTGTCATCGGACTTGAATACTACGCCCATGTCCCGGCTGTGGACGTTGTTGAATGTAAATCCAATCATTACGTAACGACCCCCTTGCTGCGCGTTTTCGTTTTCTGCATATTGTAGAGTTCCTTTGCAACCTTCTTCACGTCGGCTTCTTCCCGCACTTGCAGCGCCGCAATGTGAAAATGATTTGTAACGGTCGTTTCGCCGCCTGCGGTCGCGCCCGCTCCCATGCGTCCAGCGTTCAGGGATGACGGAATAGATGCGGCGACCTCCTGAATGGTCGCCCGCGCGGTAAAGCCCGTTTCAATGTCCCCGATGCCATCCGCGAGGGAAGCGTTGACCTTTGCCATTTCGGACTCGACTTCCGCAATCATGCCCGCCGCCATATCGTCAACGGCTGCAACGGCTTTGTCGCCGTCTTTGTCGATTGCGCCCGCCAGACCCTCGACAAGCATCGACCCCACCCATGCCATCTGTTTTGACGGGGATGCGATGCCGAAGAAATCTTTGATTCCGTCCCAAATGCCGGAAATCCAACTACTAACCTGATCCCAAAGCCAACCGGCAAGGGACTGAATGCCGTTCCACAAGCCGCGCACAATGTTCGCGCCGACTTCCGTTACCTGTGAAATGCCCTCTGACAGCGCATTGACGATGCCGGTAATGATCTCCGGCATTGCCCGCACGATTTCCGCGATGATCTGCGGAAGATTCGTAATCAGGGACGTAAGCAGCTTCACGCCGGTTTCTACGATAAGCGGTATATTGTCTGTCAAAGCCTTTATGATTGCAGAAATGATTTCCGGAAGCGCTTCGACAATGGTCAAAATGATCTCCGGCAGATTGTCAATCAGCGCCGTAAGCAGCTTGAAACCCGCGTCAATGATCTCCGGCAAATGCGTCAAAAGCGTTTGAATGACGCTTGTGATGATCTGCGGCAGTACCGCAATGATCGTCTGAATGATCGTCGGAAGGTTAGTGACGAGGGCGGTCAGAAGCGTCACGCCCGTTTCGATGATCTGCGGGACGGCTTCAAGCAACGCCGAAATCAGGCTTTCAATCAGTTCCGGCAGCGCCTCCAGCAATACGGGAATCGCTTCAATGATGCCCTCCGCAAGCCCTGTGACAAGCTGCAACGCCGCTTCAATAAGCAGCGGAATGTTGTCAATCAGGGATTGCACAAGCTGCGTGACGGCTTCCACCGCCGCCGGAATCAGCGTCGGCAGCGCCGCCCCGATACCCTCAACAAGCGCTGTCAATAATTGCGCCGCCGCTTCGACTACAAGCGGCAGCGCCTCCACGATGCCCGTAATCAGCGTCGTAATCAGTTCCGCCGCCGTGCTGCTCAATTCCGGCAGCATATCTATGATACCGTTTAACAGGGCTTCAAACAGATTCACGCCGAGTTCCAGAAATTCAGGAATTAGCGGGCTGATCGCGTCCAGAATCCCCTCCATTGCATTCGGAATCGTCTTTGCAAGATTCTGAATGACGGGAGAAATATTCTTTACGACGGATTTGAACGAATTTACGACGTTATCGCACAGTTGGTCAATATTTGCATCCGCGTCGCCCATGCCGGTAATGAGGTTTTGAAACGACGTTTTCAGCATTCCAATAGAGCCGGAAATCGTTTCTTCCGCTTCTTTCGCCGTCGTTCCCGTAATGCCCATTTCCGTCTGGATGACGTGAATAGCATCTACAATGTCGGCGTAGCTGGAAATATCGTACTTGATGCCAGAAATCTTTTCCGCGTCATCAAGCAACCGTTGCATTTCCTCTTTTGTGCCGCCGTAGCCCAGCTTCAAGTTATCAAGCATTGTGAACGTCTGCTTTGAAAATCCTTTGTAGGCGTTCATAATGCTGTCCATGTCAGACCCCATTTTGTTTGCGTTGTCTGACATATCCGTAATCGCTTTATCCGCGTAGTCTGCGGCTTTTTCCGTGTCCCCGCCGAGGCTGGATAACAAACTTGCGGAAAAGCTGGTCACGGTTTCCATGTATTCATTTGCGGACAGACCCGCCGTTTTGTAGGCGTTGTTCGCATAGTCTAAGACTTTGCCGCTGCTGTCCTGAAAAAGCGTTTCCACGCCGCCGACAAGCTGTTCATAATCCGCATACGCGGTCACAACTTCAACGCCCAGCTTGACCGCCGCCGCGCTGATCGCCGCAAACGCCGCCGCTGCCGCCGTCGCACCGGCGACAAGCCCGGTTTTCAGCTTTTCGGAAAACTTCTCCGTATCTTCGTCGGCTTTCTTGACCTTGCCGCTGTATTTATCGACGGAATCAGCGCATTTGTCGGATGATTTTGCAGCTTCGTTCATGCACTTGTTGTTTTCGTCGATCTCATTGCCGAGTTTATTCAATTCGGCTTCGGCGCTGTTTGCCTGCGTCTGATATTTGTTGACGGCTTCCGTCGCTTTCTGCTGATTCGCTTCGGCGGTCGCAAGTTCCGTCTTGTATTCTTCGAGTTCCGCCGTCAATTTTGCCTGCTGTTCGGAAGTGTCCCCCTCCGCATCCGCAAGCGCATTCAGGGCGGCTTCGGTTTTTGCAATTTTGTCTTTCGCGCTCTGGACTTCGTTCCCGAATTTGCTTTGCGCGTCTTTTGCTTCTGACAGAATTTTGTTGATCGCGGCAAGTTTCTTTTCCTGCTGGTCATACATACCCGCGAGGGTTTCGCCCTTTGCAGACAACGCCGCGTAGCTGTTCAAATGTCCCGCAAACTGCGATTCTGTCAATTTCAGTTCACTTTTCAGCGTGCCGAGTTCGGAATTGATATTTTTTAGCGACGCGCGGTATTCGGCTTCGCCGTCAAGCTGCAATTTCGTTGATATTGTGCGCGTTGCCATCAGTTACCCTCCCCGTTGTTGCCTTTACCGTGTGCGATAAGGTACAGTTCCCACAAGTCAAATACTTCCCCCGGCGGCATAAACAGCGCATCAGCCGGGGAAATGCCGCACAAAACGGCTATTCTGTAATAGTCCGCGCGGCGAATCTTGTTTTTTTTTGATTCAATTCTTCAAGCCCTTCGTCAACTTCATCGTCGCCGGGGGCTGTGATCTCGCGCCCGTAACCGAGTTTGATTGCGTTCGCAATCGCACGTTTCAGCGGGACGATTTCATACGGCTGCGTCAAAAGCGCGAAATCGTCGCGTTCCGGGATGCGCCCCGGCTCATATCCCAACCGGCGGCGGACGAGTTCGCCGCGCTCTGCAAGGATAGCGGCGGCGTTGCACGTTTCAAGGAAACCTTCGCGCGTGTCCTGTTCCATCTTTTCCAGCATCAGGCGCGTGCCGCCGTAAATGTCGCGGATGGTAAACATCGCTTCGCCGTCCATGACGAGGAAATACGTTGTACCCGCAACCGTGATTTTTGCCGCTTTCATTGTCTTTACCTCCATAGCGCCAAAGCGGGCGGCGGAATTGACCCGCGCGCCCGCTCTGCTGATTGTTTAACCGCCGCCACCCGTTGCCGATTTGCCGAGTTTCGTATCGCACCACGCAATACAATTCGCTTCCGCGCCGTCACCTGTGAATTCCTTCGTAATGCGCCATGCGCCGGAATTGCAGCGGAAGATTGTAAACGTCGTGTTGGACGTGCCGAACGTGATAGACGAACCCTTTGTTGCGGCGCTGTCGTTGCCGAGGATTGCCTTTGTTTCGGGATGGAAGATGCCCTTGAAATAGCGGATACCCTTGCGCATGATGACCTTGTAATACACAAGACCGCCGCGCGGGGCTACGTCGCCGTCGGAGTCCGTGACTTCGCCGCTTTCCACGTCCTTCGTCGCACCATGCAGGGCGGTTTGTACTTCGTCGGTCTTGTCATCCGTTTCCAGCGCCAGAGAGCCGGACGCGAACATATCGACTTTTTCCGCAAGCGCATCGTCTCCGTACAGTTCGCCGGAAGCGTTCGTAACGGTCAAATCCGCCTTGACCAGCTTGCCGATTGTGACTTTCTTTTCGTAATCATACGTCGGCAATGCGCCGTCAGGCGTGGTCTTGATGGGCGCAAAAACAGGGCGTTTTGCTCCAAACTGTGCCATAATGTAACCTCCTAAAGATTCTTGGATTTCAAATACTTGTCATAGACACCCGCTGCCGCTTCAACGGCTGCGTCTGCCGATTTTTCGTTTGCTGTGTTGATGAATGGGCGGGCGGGTTGTCCAGCCTTGCCGTATTCGTTGACGAATGCGACCTCGGCATTGCGGCGCTTGTTTCCGTCGCTGCGCGTCCCTTTCGGTGAAACGTAGATTGCGCGGCTTGCGCCCTTGACCTTCAATTTTTTGTCGTATGAAATACTGCCCGCCGTTTTGCCGGTCGCATATACGCCCATGCTCTGCGCTTCGGACTGCTGCGCGGCGGCGAGCACTTCCGCCTCCGCCGTCAGCATTTCTAAAACGGTTTCGTCTGGCAGTTCCATAAGCGCCGTCATATCGTCAATCAGACCGTCAAGCCCCTGTGTCGATAATTCAGCCATCGTCAACGCCCCCGGAAATCTCGCATTCAAAAACGTAATGCTGCCCGGTTTCATCGGAGGCGGGCGTGATCGTCGGGCGCGTAAAGCCCCCGGCGACAAGCCGCCGCGTGATCTCCCGCCGGTACGCAAGCGAATTCTTTTCATGCGGCGCGTATAAATGCACCTGCGTCAGATAGCGCCAGTGTTGCGCATCATCGTCCCCGAAATCTTCCGGGATAGCCGTATAGTTGAAAACGATGTATTCCGTCGCTTTGCCCTTGTAGGTATCAGCGGCGACAGGCAGGAGGTCGGAAAACATCGTTTTCAGCGTTTCGTTGACATTCATGCGCTTGCCTCCTTGAATTCAGAGCATTCCAGCGTGTAGAATTCGCGCGCGTCCGTGTATGCCCGCTCGACCTTGTATTCCTTGCCGCTGAACAGCAAACGTTCCTGATTGCCATAATCGCCGTATCGGACTTTCACGGTTATTGCAAGATCAATGCCGATCTGCTTTGCGGCGTAGAATTCCGTGCGCTTGACGGATTGCACGTCCGCGAAAACGCGCGTTTCCTTCACGACTTCCGCCGGGTATCCGTCCGCGTCCGTGTCCGTGACTACGGCGCGGAGTATCACGACATCGCGCCAATACACGGGCTAACCTCCTTCCGCGACAATGTATTTATCCGATAGCGTCAGACCGTTCCGCTGCTCTTTGTACGATGCGCGGTATCGCTCCGCATCATCGTTGTCAAGCCCGAATTCAGCCTTTACGTACGTTTCGACCGCTTTCAGAATCAGCGGGTCAGTTTCGTCGTTCGCTTTTTCCTCAACAACGCCGCCGAGCGCAAGGTCTGCGCGGGCGGCGTTGATGAGGTCGGTAATTTCATTGTCGAAATCGTCGGTTGTCAGCCGCAAACGTTGACGGATAGCCGCGACATATTCGCTGCTAACTGCCATGTTCAGCCCTCCGCGTTACGTCGTTACTTTTGTGAGATGCACGAATGCACCGAGTCCGGCAACTGGCTTGCAGTCAAAGACACACGCGCCGAGGTAATCAATGCTGTTGGTTGCAAGCCCGGAATGCTCAGAGCGGACAACCGTAATGTCCTGCGAATAGTTGCCGATGATGTACTCGAAATCGCCGTAGTACGCTTCATGTGCCGCAAGCGAACCAGTGAAGTAGACCTCTGCGCCCATGATGTAATACTTGCCGCCTGCGAATTCGATGAGGTTGTTCTTCGACTTGTTCATCAGCGGGAAGAAATCAGTAAAGAACGTCGCCTTGTTCATGCACCAGACTGCATTTCGCTCATAGCCGGACGCAAGCATACCGTAAAGCGAAACTACATTTTCTTCTGTCAGGGATGCCGTTTTTGCAACTGTCACCTGATCTGTGCCGTCCGTGTACGCGCCGCTTGTACCCTTGCCCGCGACCTTCACGCCGCCCGGCTGATCGCTGCCCGTACCCGTGAAGATGTAATTTTCGATCTTGCGGGCGATGGATTCGGCAATCACTTCGACAATGTAGCTTTCAAACGCGGACAGCGCCATTTCAGAAGATGCGCGAGATGCCTTGACCAGCTTGACGATTTCGTAGCCCGTCAGGGAAACGGAGGTCAGGCTGTCGGAAGCTGCGGTAATGCTTGCGTTCTCCGTGTGGAGCGCCGCGTCGCTGTTCGTACCTTCGACGGCGAATTTGAAATTGCCGGGGACGTGGAAGATTTTGCAGCGCTGCAAAATCGGGGCGACCTCGTACATTTTCTTGATGATCTGATTCGCGGTCGTTTCCGGGATGATGGGCAGCGCGGAATTTGCAGCGGTCGAATACGCGCGCTGTTCGTAAACGCGCTTTTCATCGTCCGTCAGGGACTTGCCCTGCAAGGTTTTCAGCCATGCGGAACGATACAGCTTTTCCGTATCCTCTACGGGCAGGCTGCGGGCAGCGACGGGGTTTTCGATTGGATTGCCCATAGCCGAGCCGGAATTCAGCATACGTTCGATTGCCTGACGCTTTTCGAGTCCTGCATCTTCCTCATTCAGTTCGCGCAGTTCCTTTTCCAGCGCGTCAATGTCGGCGTTCTTGTCATCGGTAAGCAGCTTGCGGATTTCAGCCTTGCGCGCGGCGATTTCGGCGCGTCTTTTCTCAATGTTCATGTTTTTACCTCCATAAATTCAAAAAATGTGGGTTTTCAGTATGTCAAAGCTATCAGACGTTTCCTGCGCGCGGCTTGCTCCAAAGCCGCCAGTTCCTTTGAATGCTCCACTTCAAAGAAACTGCGCGCGGAAATTTCTGTGTCTTTGTACGCGGGAATATCCACCGCCGACACGTCGTATAGCTTCTTGACCTTTGTAATCGTGCGGGTATGCGTTACGCTGTCATACTTGGATTCGCGCACAGAAAAGGAAAAGGACATTTTATCGACATACCCGCCGTCGATTTCCTCATACAGTTCGCGCCCCGCCTGTGTGCCGCCGAGGTCGGCTTCCATGTGCAAGCCGCGTTCGTCGATGGTCAGCGTAAGCGTTTTATTGCGCAGACGGGCGACCACCTTGCCGCCGTGATTGTAGTTAAAAATCACGTCGGACATATCGCATTCGTCAAATGCGTTGCGGTCAATGACCTCGGAATACTTCACGCCGTCGTATTCAAAAAGAACCGTCGGCGTATCAAACACGACCGCCGTACCGCGCACGCGGTATTCGTCCTTTTCTTCTGCGCGGGGAACGAGGGAAAAATCCTGCACGGCGCGGTATTCGCGCCCTTGTTTCATACCCATAACGTTAAGCCTCCTTTGCTTCTCCGCCGTCCGGCTCTGCGGGCAGCGGGTCTTTTTCCTTCTTCGGGTCATCCGGCGGCGTGTCGCCGTCTGCGCCCGTCTGATACTTGTCGGCAAGTTTTGCATTGACCATATTGAGCGTCTGGACGCGGCGCGCACCTTCTTCGCCGCCGATTGTCGGCATATCGAACATCGTCAAAATCTGGTCAAGCGTCGCCGCGCCGATCTCCGTCAGGAATTTCGCCGCCGTCACCTTTTCGGGCAGCGTTGCAAACTGCACGGAATTTGCGGCGAAAATGACGCGGTTGCCGTGTCCGATCTCCCGTTCTGTAAACAGCACGTTCGTGAACGCCTGCGTTAGCTTGCGGAAGAACGGCGCGATTTCGCCGCTGTAAAAAGCCTGTTCCTGCTGCGGGGTAGCCGTGTTTTCGACGATCTCTTTTGAAACGCCGAGGTAGTCATAAATTTCCGTCTTGATGTATTCAAGCTGATTTGCCGGAATCGGCGTTGTCTTGTCGTTCAGCGGCGTATAGTCATACTTGGAATCCGTGACCACGATGCCCGCGCCGTTGTTCTCCATGCG